TCCATTCGGTGACAGCGGAAAGGAGAAGTATTCTGAGGTGCTGGAAGTGCTGACGAAGAAGGTGAAGGGAGGCAGTAAGACATGAAGGAAGAAGCTATCAGATATGTTCTGAATCAGTATTTATCCGAAACATTGGTCGAAATCATCATCAGCGATATTAAAGCGGTGGAAGAAGGTGAGGCTGATGATGTGGACGGATAACCCGGAACGGGATGCGGAACGGTATTTTTCCGACTTGGAAGATTCCGACAGACAATGCCTGCGCTGTGTTTTCTGCGGCGGCTCCATTGCTGACGGTGATGATTATTATGACATCGGTGATGACATGATCATGTGCGAGGACTGCTTGAATGAGCATTATCGTAAGGTGGCAAACTATGACTAACAAAGAGCGAATAACAGCTATCCAGAACCGCATTGACTTGCTGTTGGAGCGTGTACCGGATAATCCGATTTATGACGAAAAAGACTCACGCAGTCTTCTGCATTATTTGCAGGCGATAAAAATCTTGGAGGTATTGCACAATGAAAACAATGGATAAAAAGATTCATATCCCAGGGCGAAAAATGCAGAAACTTCAGCCCGGTCAGCAACCGGTAATCAGGCTTACGCCGGAAGCCTACGATGCGTTGATGGAAATCGTCAATGAATCATCTTTATCAACGAAGCTTGTTGCTTCTGAGATTATTTTGCAATCAAGAGATTTGATTGAATATGACAGAACCGAAAAGGAGGAATGATTATGGCAATACCCGTTTTAATTATCGGTAAATCCGGATCCGGAAAATCAACCAGTCTCAGAAACTGCGTTGATAAGGATTTCAATGTTATCAAAGTCATTGATAAACCTTTTCCATTCCGTGGAAAGATACCTCACTGCGTTACCGATGACTATTCACAGGTAATGAAACAGCTCATTGCCTGCCCTGCAAACAGCATTGTGATTGATGATGCCGGCTATCTGATAACAAACCAGTTTATGAGAGGTCATGCCAACACAGGAGCCGGAAACGCTGTCTTTGCTTTCTACAACAAAGTGGCGGATAACTTCTGGAATTTGATTGACTTCATCGTCCACAAGGTTCCGAAACATAAGATCGTCTACATGATGATGCACGAAGACACCAATGAGAACGGTGACACAAAGCCGAAGACAATCGGGAAGCTGTTGGATGAAAAGGTGTGTGTCGAGGGGATGTTTACCATTGTCCTTCGATGCATCGAGGAATCCGGCAAGCACCTGTTCGTTACGCAGGCCGCAAATGGAGCGGTGAGCAAATCACCTATAGGCCTTTTTGATTCTATCACAATTGACAATGATCTGTTTATTGTCGATCAGAAGATCAGAGAATACTACGAAATCGAAATTGTTAAGGAGGAAAAATAAATGAACAAGCCTAATGAGTACGATACCACAAGAGCCGCAGGAGAATTTACACCGATCGAGCTGGGCGGACACTATCTGGTGATCAAGCAGGTCGAGGAACTGACATCAAAGTCAGGTCTGCCGATGATTAAGATCAGCATTGACACAACGGATACGGACAAGCAGCCGCATTACTTTGCCGATCAGTTTAGAAATGATTTCCGCCCGGATAAGAAGTGGCCTAACAATGGTGTCATCTACATGACTACCGAAGGATCTGACGGAAAATGCACAAGAAACTTCAAGGGCTTTACAACATCGGTTGAAAAGTCGAACCCAGGTTTTTCCATCCAGTGGGGCGATGCATTCTGTTCAAGTCTGAAGAATAAGCTTGTTGGCGGTGTCTTCCGTGAGGAGCTGGGTGTGTACAACAACAAGGAAACACATCAGCGCAAGCTGGCATGGTTCTGTGCAAATGAACGGGTGGCGGATGCTACTGTTCCGGATCCGTTCGAGACAGAAGAACATAAATCATGGAACCAGTCCGGCGGTATCACTTCCGCACCGGCTGATGCAGACGGCTTTATGAACATTCCCGACAATGCCCAGGAAGAACTTCCTTTCCTTTGATTGGAGTGATCATTGGTGACAATTCAAGTCGATACGCGTGAACATGACAAAGAGTGGAAGCGGATACAGAAACAGTTTGATGAACTGGGCGTGGAGTATTTTCGGTCAAAGCTGTATGTGGGTGACTACCAGAATTTGGACAACCCAAGGAAAGTAGTTGACCGAAAGAAGGATCTTCTCGAAGTTTGCGGAAATGTCACACAGCAGCATGAGCGGTTCAAAAAGGAACTAATCAGAGCAATGCAAGCCGGCATCGAAATCACCTTTTTGATTGAGCATGGCGATGACATCAAGACCATTGAGGATGTGTGGTTCTGGCGGAACCCAAGGAAGTATGAAGTAAGATGGCGAATCAATAAGGCCACCGGGAAGAAAGAAAAGTATTTCGTATCACCAAAGGCTACGGATGGTGAACAGCTTTACAAGAGTTTATGTACCATCCGTGACCGATACGGTGCAAAGTTTGAGTTTTGCACGAAGGATCAGACAGGAAAGAGAATCACGGAGATATTAAGCAATGGATAAACCGAACGGATATGACTCTGTATATGTGGGCGGCGGTCGAAATATGAAACGGTATCTTGTCTACATTGACAATATCTTCTACGGCGAAACCACTGCCGTATCTCCGGAGAAGGCCGCCAACAACATCCGCTATCAGATTTATGAAGAAAGTACAGGCTGGTGGGATGTGCCGCCGATTGAAGCATTTGATTGCGTGGAGATATGACGAAGGATGAAATCAAACAGACATATAGCATGACAGATATCGTTGAGCGGTACGGATTCAAGCCAAACAGATCAGGCTTTATTCAATGCCCGTTCCATACCGGTGACCGTACCGCTTCGATGAAGATCTACGAGGATAACTTCTACTGCTACGGATGCGGTGAAACAGGGGATATCTTCAAGTTTGTCATGTTGATGGATGGGCTTTCATTCAAGGATGCTTTTATCTCCCTCGGTGGTGAATACAAAAAGCCGGAAACAAAAAATGATGCAAGGCACCGGCACAGGGACAGGGTGATTGCAGAGCGTAAGCGGCAAAGGGCAGCAGAGGAGCTGGAACGGAAAAAGCGGAGGATCATTGAAGTCGCAAAAGAGATGGATTACTGTCGGACGTTTGCAAGCTGCTATGAACCTCTGTCGGATGCTTGGTGCGAATGCATGGAAGGATTTATAAGAGCTATGGCTGAGTTTGAGGAATTGTGGGAGGAGGTGCATAACAACGGGAAAGGCGATTAATGAACTAACCGTGAATGAACTTACTTCCGCAAAATTCTATGAGCTGCTTTCTGAAAGCAAAGAATATCAAAACGCCATGACCCGTGGTGAATTAGAATTCAAGATTTTGGAACAGGCAAAAGCACTCGGTGTAAGACAGCACGTATTTGATCAGCTAAAGGTCCTGAAGCGTGCAATGGCTGAGAAGCAAAAGAAGAAACAAAACGTTGAAGGTGTTACGGACTTCGGTCCGGACATAACAGGGAAAGAATACACGAATATGTACTGCGGCTCATGGATTGCCACAGATGACGGCATCTATTCAATGGAATCCAGCAAGGCAAATCAGATTGCCTGTTATCATCCGATACTTCCGATCAGACGGATGCGGAACGTGGAGACAGGCGAAGAGCAGATCACGCTGGCGTATAAACGGGGAGAAAACGGACTATGGCAAGAGATAACCGTACCAAAAGAAGTTGTAGCAAATTCAAGGCAAATTACGGTGCTTGCGAAGTACGGACTTGGGATCACATCAGAGACAGCGAGGCTTCTGGTCAGATACATCGCAACAGTCGAGAGCCGCAATGAGGACTTTATCACGCTCGTTAAGTCATCATCAAAACTTGGATGGCATGACAAGAAATTTCTCCCATATGATGACGGGATTGTGTTTGATGCGGAACTGCGGTTCCCTCAGATCTTCAACTCAATCAATGAGCATGGTTCTTACGATACCTGGCTAAACCATGTGAGAGGTATCAGAGCAAATAACTACATCGAACCAAGAATAGCACTTGCCGCTTCGTTTGCAAGTGTGATCATAAAGTTTCTGAATATCGCATCAATGATCGTGGACTTCAACGGAGCCACTGAAGCCGGCAAGACGGTCATGCTCATGCTTGCAACATCGGTCTGGGCGTGTCCGGATGAAGGTCAGTACATGGGGGACTTCCTAACAACGGATGCGGAGCTGGAAGTCAGATGTGATATGCTGAACAATCTGCCGTTGGTTCTGGATGATACGTCCAAGATGAAGAAGAACATCAAGGACAACATCGAACAGGTCATTTACAATCTCAGCTCCGGAAGCGGAAAGAAAAGGTCAAACAAAGAGCTTGGATCTGAGCGTGTAAGAACATGGAAAAATGCAGTGATCATAAACGGAGAAAGACCACTGAATAGTTTTGTCGAACAAGGCGGAGCCATTAACCGAATCATAGAAGTTGATGTGACGGGGATAAGGCTCTTTGAGGATCCGTCGGAAACGGCTGATTTGATCAGAGACAACTACGGTTTTGCCGGAAGGATATTCGTTGAGGCCGTAAAGGAAATGACGGTATCGGAAATCAGGTCCATGCATGAAAAGTATGTCAATGAACTGAAGACAGAGGACACCATGCAGAAACAGGTCTTATCAATGGCTGCCATTCTTGTTGCCGATGAGATTGCGGAGAGGGCTGTCTTCGGTGATGGGCGGAACCTGTCGGCGAAAGATGTGAGCAAGTATCTGACAAAGCGGTCACAGGTCGAGGAAGGGGCAAGATGTTATGAATACCTTCTCAGTATTCTTGAGGAGAAGGGTCAGCACTTTGATTTGCAATTCGGAAACATCGACCAATGGGGAACGATTACATACGAAGACGGTATTGAGTGGGTTAATTTCTATGTCAATGCGTTCAATGATCGAGTCAATGAGGCAGGTTTTTCCAGAAAAGCGTTCACATCTTGGGCGATGCGGAACGGGATCCTGAGAGCCAACAACAAGGATGCTTATCAAATTCACCGGAGAAGAGGCGGAGAGGACAAAAACATCAAGTTTATATCGTTTAGGTCGGTTGATTTGGACGAATACCTGGCCGAACAGAAAATGTTTGGGTAACCACGGTAACCGGTCAAAACGCCGGAAGCCGCATAAATACTGGATTTTTTGGAAAATCAGAGGGCCGGTTACCCGGTTACCCGAAAAATCACACGTATTTACATTTTTATTTTGGTATACCCACAAAACTTTTTTTCTCTGGGGCAAAAAGTGCGGGTAACCACGGTAACCGGGTAACCGGAGCCGCAAAGCCGCATAAATACTGGATTTCTTGGTTACCCATTTGGGTAACCGGTCGGGTAACCACGGGGAACCACGGACGAAAAAGAAGGAAAAAATAGGGAGGTGCAGCATTTGAGTTTACCAATATCGAAACTTACAAACGGACAGAAGTATGCGCTTGATACGATGCTGTCAGGAGCAAATGTATTTCTGACCGGAGAGGCAGGGACCGGTAAGAGTGAAGTCATAAAGAAATTCATTGAGATGTCGGAACAGGAAGGAAAGCAGATTCTCATCATGGCTCCGACAGGGACTGCTGCCGACAATATCGGCGGCGAGACCATTCACAGAGTCTTCGGTGCGAGTATCGGGATCCAGAAGAACAACAGAACACTGACAGAGCGGAAAGACATTTTGAGAGTAGCTGATATTGCCATTATTGACGAAATCAGTATGTGCCGGTTCGACCTGTTTGAGTATGTGGCAAGAAGGATCGCTTTTGAGAATGACGAACGGGCAAGAGATCGGATCAGAGCAACAAGCGGCTATATGGATGAAGACGAAGTGAAAGAAAACGATTTGCAGTTGATCGTAATCGGAGATTTCTACCAGCTTCCGCCGGTCATGACACAGGATGACAATGCAGAGCTTACGGCAACATACAAGTATGACTTTGGAAAGGGATATGCTTTTGTCTCTCCTTACTGGGAAATGATGAATCTTACGGGAATCATTCTGAAAGAGGTTATCAGACAAGAAGACAAGGCTTTCAAGAGCGTACTGGCGGAGATCCGTAACAGCAATAGGAACAGCCTTAACGCTTGTATTGATTTTCTGATGAGAAATTCAAGTGACTTTCC